GCCTCCTCCAGCAGGGCCTCCGCGATATCCCGGGCCACGCCCAGCGCCTCCGCCAGCGCCCCCACGGCCTCATCCTGATCCAGCTCCCCGGCGTCCATGTCCTCCAGCACCCGGCGCACCGCAGCGGACGGGTCCGCGGGCTCCTCGCCCCCGGGCAGGAGCCCGGCGGCATCCCCGCCAGCGGCATCCAGCCCAATACCATCCTCCAGCATGGACAACGGCACCTTGTTGGGCGCCTCGTAAAGCTCGTCCCCGCCAGCGATTGGGTCGTAGCCCAGCTCCGCCCGCTTCTCGTTAATGGTGAGCACCGTGGAGGATTCCACCTTCTCCCAATACCGCTCACGCCGCACGGACAGGGCCGGCACGTTGTCAACGTCAACCGCCAACCGGTGCCCTGGCTCCAGGCCCATCACAGGTGCCAACCACTGGCTCAAGCTCGCCAACAGGTGGTCCGCCATCGGTAGCACCGTGTCCTCGTACAGGGCCAGCCGCGCCTCCCGGTAATTGCTGTACGTCTGGGAGTCCGGGATGCCCACGAGCTGGGCTGGCACACCCACCGCCAGGGCTATATCCCGCGCCGCGTCCCGCTGGCCCTCAAGCCAATCCATGTCATGCGGGCTGGCGGACAGGTCCTCCCACTTGAGCCCGCCATCCAGCACCAGCGGGCGGCCCACCTGATCGGCACCGGACACCATGCGGTCTACCTCCTCCCGCAGGTGCTCGAACTGCTCGTCGTCCAGCTCCTCCTCGTGAACGAAGGCCCCGGACGGGCGGCCCCCGCGGCGCAGGACGGAGTAGTTCCACGCGGTGCCGGCGTTGTGCAGGTCCACCCGCCCCGCCGCTGGCCCCAGTGCGGGCACGCCGCGCTCCGTAAGGTCGCCCGCGGGGTGCGGGTGCGTGATCCGCAGGATATCGCAGCGCCCGGTCACAAGATCCACCTCAAACCGCTCCGGGCTGCCGCCCCCGGTGCGTACCTTGTACGCGGTGGGCATCGGGTAGCCCCGCGCCGTCACCAACTCAACAAGGGGCGGCATCTGCGGCCACAGTTCCTCCGGCTCCCGGCCCTCGTACACGCCCCGGCCCAACAGGAAGGAGTCGCCACCGTAGAGCAGGTACAGCACCAGCGTCTCTAGGAACGTGGAGCGGGTGTGGGACAGGTTGGGGCGGTTCAGCTTGGCCAGCAGCGGCCCTTCATCGTGATCCTCCGTCCCACGGCGCTCCAGCAGCGGCAACGCCGCCACGGTCTGGGCCACCAGCCGCGCGGCCCGGTAGCCGACCACGTTGCGGACGTACGCCTCCCGGACGAGGTCGTTGTACCGAGTGGGCGAAGTGCCCGCCACGCCACCGCCCGCAGGGGCACCACCGCCGAGCATGGACTTTCCCGCACCGCCGGCCCGGGCTGGCGGTGCCGCCTGCAGGCGCCCCCGGGCGGTGCGCTGCTGGAGCTGATTGGTTAGCGCCTTGAACATGCTGCCTCCTTCCTACGCCACCCGCACGCGCGGGCGGGATTGCGTATGGTTCACGAGCTCATCGTACGCGTCCGCCCCGGCGTCCACCTGATCGTCCGTTTCGCCATCGGTGGCAGACCACGCGTCCCACTCCTTCAGCAGGGCGCTGTTCCAGCCCCCTTCCACGAGGTACACGTTACCGGCCTGCACCTGTGCGATCAGGGGGCGGGCACGGGTGAGCTTGCTGCCCGTCATGCGCCGGGCTACCACGTCGTACCCCTTCAGCATGCGCACCATGGTAGACGCCTGCCCCTTGCCCGCCTGCCCGGGATCCTCCGGCAGCCGTACGCGCACGCGCTTACCGTCCTGCTCCGCCGTGCGCTTTATCACTTCGCGCACCTCATGTTCCGACCACTGCCCGCGCACCACGTCCAGCACGTACGCGAACCCCTCATCGTCCAGGCCCATCAGCAGGCCCACGGTCCAATCCCCGCCCTTGGCCGTGGCGGCGAGGTCCCACGCGCGGACCATGCGCTTGATCTTGGCCGGCGCCGCGGGCAGTACGCCGATGGAAGTGCGCGGCAGGAGCTCCCCGGCGGATTCCCTCACGTCCCAGTTGCCGAACTCCAACCGCTGGCGCTCCACCCGCGGCAGGGCCTGCAGCTTGGCCCGGTAGCCCGGGTCCTTCTGCAGGAGGGCCGGGTTGTCCGCCAGCCCAGCAGCGATGAACGTAGCGGACAGGGGCATGCAATCCTCCCCGTACCGCTGCAGCAGCTCCTCCTTGCTATCACCCCAGACGACCTCGTTGCCCTGCACCGTGAACCAACGGAGCACCCCGCACCGCTTGGGGATTGGGTACCCATCCTCATCGATCCACCAGTCCAGGAACTCCCGCAGCCAGTGGTCCGGGTCCGGGTTGCACGTGATGCGGATATACGGCGGCACGCCACAGGTTGAGCGGTTCCGGCCCAGCAGATAGGTGAACTGTTTCCACGTGAAGTGGGTGCCCTCATCGAACCCGATGAACGGGATTTGAGCACCCTGGAAGTCGAACCGGTTGTTCTCGTGCTGCAGGTGGCTAAAGCGCACAGAGGCGCCACTGGGGAAGCGGAACTCCGTACCCACTGGGGTGGCCCCGACCTTGGGATACAGGTTGCTGGCCTCGTCCCACAGGCCGCCCTCCGCGAATATCTGCGGGTAGGTACGGCGGAAGATCAGGCCGCCGTAACGCGGGTTGCCGACGTTGCGGGCGGCCTCCAGCAGCAAGGCGAACGTCTTACCACCACCCGCAGCGCCACCGTACACCGCGACGTCAGCCGGGGTGCGGAGGAACGCCATTTGCGGCCCGGGCTGCGGCTTGATGCGCTCCGCCTGCTCCGCGTCAGTCATCCGTCACCGCCCTCGCCCTCATCGAACCCTGCAGCGCTGGTCGTGTGCTCGTTATCGGGCAGGAGCACCACCGGGGTGACGGACTGGCCGCCGCTGGTAATGTCCATGTTCTTCGTCTCCTGATACCCGCAGTGCGACAGGAGGAACTTAGCGAACCCCTCCTTCGTCTGCCCGCGCACGCCGCGGTTGATCAGAACGCGCGCCTTCTCCGCGATCAGGAGCTGGTACACGCCCATGAACTCATCATGGTCCCGTGCCCAGTGGCGTACCTGCTGGGGGCTGGCGCCGAGGATCTTACCGAGGCCCGCGGTGGACGGCAGGGCGTCCCCGTACGTCTCCTCGTAGTTCTCGATGTAATCCAGGGCCATTTCCACCGCCTCCGGCGGGTACGGCTTGCGCTTGTGCATATCCTTTGAGCGCTTGTCCTGTCCGACGCGCAACTCATCCGGGTTCTTGTTGGCCACTGTACCCTCCGTCTGGTGTCCGCTGTATGGACGCAGCGTACCAGACGCGGAGGGAAGCGACCACGGGTAAGGCAGTGGCGGGGCCGGCTGGCCCCGCCGTGGTGGGTGGCTACAGTTCCCGGGTAGCGTCGTAGACGCAGTGGCGCCCGGCGAGCATCATCAGGTCCGCGGCCACCCGGCGCCGGGCCTTGGCCGCGGTGCATAGGTACAGGATGCCGTCCCGGGTGGACAGCTCCAGCACCGTATGCACCCCGCACGGGGTGGCGGCGATCATCCGGCCCTGATCGGGGTTCAGGTAGAACTGGAAGCCCGGGCCGAGGCTAGCCCCGATGAGCTCCCGCTGCTGATCCGGGGTCAGCACCACCGCGCGGCGCGGGTCGTTCACCATGCCCAGCGCGCGGAACTGCTCCATGGTCCCCTGCACCGCGGCGAAGTAGCTGATTCCGATGCCGTACCAAGTGTTCTTACCCATGTTCTTTCTCCTTTCTGGTGTTGGCCGGGGCGCAAAGGGCGCCCCGGTGATTGTTATACTACGCGTCGTTCGCCCACGGTGCAACCGCTTCCGGCCCCTTTTCCGCGATCACGCGGACCGATGCCTTAGCGTCCCGGAGCTTGCCGCGCTCATCCAGCAGTTCCTTCACCCCGTTGTCCTTGACGCCGTAGATCTGATGGATGGCGCCGGTCTTGATGATCTTCACCAGCGCGAACCCCGCCACGCGTTGCTCGGTGTTCCACTCGCCCGGCTGCAGCTTCAGGAAGGTGATCTTGTTGGCCATGGTGCGTTCTCCTTTCTGGTGTTGCCGTTGCGCTACTGTTGAATACAGTATAGCTTCCACGGCGAACACGTGCAACCCCTTCGGCGAATTTTAGGCAACCCAGTATTCGCGGTTGCCTTCGCGCTTCTTGGTGCCGTCCAGCGGCAGCTTCTGCCAGACCTCCTGGTAGATGCCGTCGATCGGCACCTCCAGCAGGAACCAGCGGGCGTTCGTGCCTAGCTCGCAGGCCCGGGAGTCCAGGATGATGGCTTGCTGGGGGTACGCGGCGCAGATCATGGCGTGGTTGACTTGCATGGCTTCGTTCTCCTTTCTGCCGTGGGCCGGCGGCCCGTTGCGTTAATGTTGAATACACTATAACCCCGGCGGCGAACACGTGCAACCCCCTTCCGCGGAAAATCGTAAAGGATTTGCCCTCCCGCCCCGGTGGCCATGGTGCGCGCACGCACGCGGGCAGGGGCGCGGCCCGCGGTTGCCGCTAGCGCGCACACAGCGGCCCTGTGTGCGACGCACGGGGCAGGGGCAGGGCACCCCTACCGGGTAGGGGCACAACGCGGCCACAGCGGCGCCGTGCGCGGTTGGTGGTACAGGGTTGGTCGCGGTGGGTGCCCCCACGCGCGTGTACGCGCGCGCAAGGCGCAGGGAAAGGTCCTTCCCGTATTGCAAGACCCCGGCCACTGGAACACCTTATAATTTTGAACCTTAGACCCTGTTCCACGATCCCCGCACCGCTACCCCACCAGCACGCCACCCGCACCAGCGGTTAGCCTAAAAACCCCCGCCAATCAACCACCTACACCCTCGCCCAACCGCACGCTACCCGTACGGTTAGCCCAGCGGTTAGCCTGATTTCCCAGTAAAAACAACCACTTAACCCCAACCCTAACCGTACCAACCGCTAACGCGTACGTGCGCCCGCACCCGCACACGTACGCGCGCACATACCCGCGCACGCGCCCGCGCGTAGCAAGATCCGTACCAACAAAAACCCCTTACCAATCAACGCCCTACGCGCCACCGTCACCCCAACCGCACGCTACCCGCACCCTAACCGTACAATTTTTAGCCAACGGTTAAGTCCTTGACTGCGCTGGCAAAACTGCCTAACCGCTGCCCTAACCGTTGCCGGTTGGTGCGGTTGGTGCGGTTAGCCTGTTGCGTTCTGCTTTCTGCCGTGTGGCCAATAACTTACGCCACGCCAACCACCCTACCCGCGCCCAACCGCCAGCGCAAGGGCCAGCGGTTGGGCGCACCGCTGCGGTTAGCCTACCCGTCCTCAGACAGCGCGAGGCGGTAGCGCAGGCCAGGTTCCCAATTCACCTCGTCTACACAGTACAGACCTGCCGGCATCTCGCATTCCAGGTACACCAATCGCGCCGGGGCCAGATCCCCTGGCGGCTCGTAGCTGTTATGGGTGGTCCATCCGGGCTGCTCGCCCATGCCGAAGTGCGGACACTGAGGGCCAGGCATTCGGCAATCAGTAGGCCCTACCCATCCATGCAGTCGGATTCCGCAGCGTTCGCATTTCCCCTCGGAAGCCTTTGCTAGCTGAACTTTCTGGGCGGGGCGATCCCCATAATCTTCTCCGGTCCCGCATTCGCAGGACGAAAAAGGCTCATCTATATGGTGTTTCGGCACAGTAAAACAATCTGGGCACCCGCCCAGGACGGCGATGAATTTTCGCAGCCTCTTCATCTCGTCGGCTGCCTTTTTGGCTACCGACAAATCATCGTGCTGGCCCTGCGCGCTCTGGCGCAGGCGGTTGGGCAGATTATCCATCACTCCATCTCCATGTTCGCCGCTATGAACGCCGCCGCGACTTGCGGGACGATTGCGTTGCCGTAGCCGGACAGCCTCATTTTTCGCGCT